GCGTGATAATATTATTCAGCAGCAGCAGAATACCTATTGGAGACAGATTTATGTTCGTATTATTTATATTAATAATATCTGTTCCTTCAATCCTAATGTCCTTGTTTGAACTAACCTGTATAGTTACTGGCGGCAATCTTAATACCCGATGGTGGTGCTGGCTATTGGCGTGGGTATTAGCAGTTATCATAATAGTATATTGCGTTATGATAATAATATCTATGTTAATTTCTATGTCCGAGTATGATATGGCCAATGACAGATTAGATTACACAACTGAAAAAAATAAAATGGGTAAAGATGAGGCCAATCTATATGCTAAAAAAATAATAATAAATGACAAGATAAGCCAACAACAAGAATCAAAGCCAGTAGTATATAATACCCCTCTTGCTTCTTCCTCGCCCGCTCCTCCAGCTCCTTCCCCTCCTATGCAGCCTACTCCCCCAGTCCCCGTCGCTGGTCCGTCAGGTCCCGTAATATCTGCGGCTCATCGTACTCCATCGTCTCATAATGGCCAAGCGATGAACTCTTCGAACTCTTCGAACTCTTCGAACTCTTCATTGCACGGTGTTAATTCGCAACCTCCTCATTACCAAGAGCCAAAAGTGAGCGATGTTAATTCCCTACCTTTTCCTAAATCATCGGCGGATGATATTTATATGAATTATGCCCCTCTTGATGGAGGGTCGGCTGGCGCTGCTGGCGCGGCTATGTCGATGCAACAACGCCCTAGACCCTCTCCTATGATGCCCCCTCCTTCTCAGCAATCTAACAATAGCGTATCTTCGTTTAACGGTTATGACAGCACCGACAATTATTCTTCATATTAAATATAAGGCATAAAGGCATAATTTTCGGTTTAGATATTATTTTTTACTATATAATAAATACATTTAAGAAATGTTTAATATTATATATTAATGTTATTAATTATATATTAATGAAGAAAAAGTATGATGAAAGTAGTAAGAAGAATAATTATTTTCGTCCGCAATGTTGTAGAAATTGCGGATTAAATGGGCATTTATACAAAGATTGTCCGCATCCTATAATGAGTTTTGGAATAATATGCTATAAGAGAGTTAATGGAGAGATTAAATATATTATGATACAGCGAAAGGATAGCTTGTCATTTATGGAGTTTGTTAGAGGAAAGTATAATATAGATGATGACAAATATATTATAAAGCTGATTGAATATATGACGGATTCTGAGAAAAAACTGTTGCTTACGAATAATTTTGAGCAAATATGGAATTATACCTGGTGTCAAATAAATCAAGGGACTTTCAAGCATACGAAGGAATATATAGACTCCAAAAATAAGTTTGAAATTATTATGAATGATAGCAATATTAAAAGCATATTATCTATCAAAAACTTTAATAACAATAATGAATCAGAGCAAGAATGGGGATTTCCTAAGGGACGAAAGAAGTTGAAGGAGGCTGATATAGATTGTGCGGTTAGAGAGTTCTGTGAGGAAACGCAATTGAACAAGAATGATATTGAAATAGACAAAAATATAATTCCTTTTCAAGAAATCTTTTTCGGCACTAATAATATTCTCTATAAACACGTTTATTATGTTGCAAAAATAATAAATGATAATGCTGAGATACAGCTTGACAATACCTGTATAGAACAAATCCGAGAAATAAGGTCTCTAAAATGGTTTAGCGATGAAGAAGTATTGAATCATATTAAAAATCATAACACCGAAAGAATCAAGATATTCAAAAAGGCTCATAGCATAATAAATTATAATAAATGTTTAATGTAAATAGATAATGATTAAAATTAAAAGTTGTCCCGAAGGCAAAGTTCTAAATCCCAAAACGGGTCGCTGTATAAAGAAAGAGAATCTTGAAAAGCAAACCAAAAAGGCTAAGCCTGCTATAAAAGAATGTCCTGAAGGCAAAGTTCTAAATCCAAAAACGGGTCGCTGTATAAAGAAAGAGAATCTTAAAAAGCAAACCAAAAAGACAAACACGGGCGCGCCTAGCGTTCCCGTTGTGCCTGCTCCTGCTGTTCCTGCTAAAAAATCTTCGCATTCATCATCGTCATCATCGTCATCATCGTCATCATCGTCATCATCGGTATCGGCTAAGAAGATTAGCAAGGGTTCTGATAATGATATTAATTTATATTATCCAGATATAGATGATAGTGATTTTGGGAAGAAAATAGCGAGAAATAAGGAGTTTTCAATACATAAGATAAGGAGCTTTCCGACTATAAGAACTGTTGAAGATTTTAATAAAGTAGCTAATGAATTATGTGGTAAGTTTGAAACCACTCTGTATCAGCATTTTATAAGCCAATATTTATCGCATAGAACTCCTTATAAGAGCATTATGTTATATTATGGAGTTGGTGTAGGAAAAACTTGTACGGCAATTACATTAACTGAAATGATATTATCTACGAAAACTATGGATACCACAGAACCGCATATATGGGTAATAATGCCCCAAGCGTTGGAAGAGAACTTCAATAAAGAAATATTCAATTATGATATCAAAGTATTCAAGAATTTATTTAATCAATGTACTGGGGATAACTATGTCAAATTGCTTAATATAAATGAGAGCTCTTTTAATGAAAAGGATAACAAGGATAATATTAAAAGGCTATTGAAGAAGAGATATGAGATATTTACATATGACAGCTTTATGAAGCGAATTAATGAAAAATACAAGGATAATATTGTAGAAAACAAGGTTATTATTATAGACGAAGCTCATAATATCAGAAGTACGAATAATAAGGAAAAAGGAACATACAGTACTCTCAAAAAAATATTAGAAAACGGGAGAAATAATAGATTGATATTATTGTCTGCGACACCTATGTATAACGAACCGCGAGATATCCTAGACCTCTTTAATTTGATGTTGATAAATGATAAGCGCGATAATATATTAAAAGAATATTATAAGGTGTTCAATAACAATAACAAATTTAAATTTGATGATAAAGCTAAGAAATTAATTAAAAAGTTGTCTTCAAACTATATATCATATTTAAAAGGGAAAAATCCATTCACGTTCGCATTAAAATTAAAGGCATCTTATAACAGCAATATTAAAATATTAAATGCGGAGCCAACAAAGGATCCTTCTAATAATTCTATACCTGCCAAAGAATTAGGATGGTTAAAATATATAAATGATGATATAGTAATCTCAAAGCTGGGAATATGCCAGAAGAACAAAATAGATGCTTTAAAAAAAATAATAAACAAGATTAACTATAACAATATCCAGGAAATTGACGAGAATGAACTAAATGACATCGCTGAAGACGCCGCTGTTGACGGAGCCGACGGAGCCGACGCGGACGACGAAGGACTGTCGCAGAGTAAATCACAGAATCAGAATATGAGATTATTACAGCCTATGAATATTGTTTATGATAATGATATAGGTAAGGTAGGGTTTAATTCGTTTTTCAGGAATATTGAAGGAACCGCGAGTATCTCTGTTAATTATAGTGAAAAATATAAAAATGCCTTGTATCCTACTGAGGAATATTTGGGTAAATATTCGGGCAAATTTTTAAATATATGCAATATAATAAGGAAATCTGAGGGAATAGTAGTCATATATTCAAGATTTGCTTGGGCTGGCATTATACCCCTCGCGATATGCTTGGAACATTTGGGATATTCGCGTGAAGGTACAAATAATATATTGAAAAACCCCGAAATTGTCAAGGACAAGCCCAAGTATAAAGATGTATCTAATCCAAAATACTGTATATTGACAAGTGATAAAAAAGAAATTATGGGTTCTACTACTATTAATAATTTGATAAAGAAGATTAATGATGATAAGAATATAAATGGCAAGGATATCAAAGTAATATTGATAACCCAAGTAGCAAGTGAAGGCCTAAGTTTTTATAATGCCCGCGAGATACATTTAATAGAACCGTGGTATCACTTTAACAGACCCGACCAAATTATAGGCCGAGGCATTCGTAATTGCAGACATCAAAAGTTGCCATTTGAAAAACGCAATGTAACTGTTTTTATGCACGCAAGCGCTAATGATGACGCCGGAATGCTGAAGACAGAAACTATAGATATCCACGCGCTAAGAATATCTACAAGGAAATACATAGAGAGCAAGGAGATTGATAAGATAATATCCGGCAATTCGCTAGATTGTTCCTTGATGAAAAACATTAATTATTTTCCGAAAAAATTATTTGAAATGGGAACTGTGGATATATTAACATCTCAGGGAAATAAAATAAAATATGAATTGGGCGATAGCGAAGATTTAGAACCTTCGTGTGGCTTTAAAGATTATGATAATGATGACGGGGCTATCGCGGGGACAGCTGACATATCTGGATATAGAAGCGATGTCTATAAGCATCTTTTAAAAAGAACACAGGCGGCTATTAAAAATAAATTGCTTAAAATGATAAAAGATGATATATATTATATATCATATAAGGAGTTAATTGATGATATCGGCGAGGATATTGATATTGACGAAGAAATCTTGATATATACTATAAATAAATCAATAAGACCGGCTGTAATTATTGACAATTACTATATAGAACATCATAGTCAGGGTATTAAACTCAGCATTATAGATGATATTGTAGGCGACGCAAAAGGCGCCAGGAACGGAGCCAGGGCCACTATGGCGAAAATTAAAGTAAAGATGGATGTTGAGGAAATGAATGATACGGCTGTTAGTGTTTTAGATGACAAGAAGAGCGATGAGGACATAGATAATATCTTGAAAATTATAAATATAGATTATACTAATATTATTAGCACCACGATATCTATATATTTCAATTTAGATGACAAGATATTTAAAAGATTGGCTGAATATATAATAGTAAATTATGCCAAACTAGGAGACCTTGAAGATAATAGAAAGGCCGAATTGATGTATGTAATAAAATGCTTGGATTCGCAAGGAGTTTTTATAAGAAAGAAGGAGTTGCCATCATATAATAAGAATAACAATAATGATTATATAGGATATATAAATATATATAATATTGAAAATAAAAATAATGAGGATATTAAAAATCTTGATATATCACTATATAATAATGCTGAAAAACGATGGAGTGAATCGCTGACAATCACAGAACAGAAGGAGTTTGCCAAATATCGCAATAGTAAAATTACTGTAATAATACCTGAAAATATGGAATTGGAAGAGATGCCTTGGGGTATTATAGAGCCGCAATTTATCAAGAAGGACAATATAATTAAAAATACCTTTAAGATATTTTCTACAGATGCTGTGGTTGGCAAAGGGAAAAAAATAGGTCGCGTATGTACATTCTATAATAAGACAGAACACAATAACTTTATTAAACAAATAGAAAAAGATAATGTATCTACAAGAAACTTTAAGGATATTAAAGAAATGTTATGTAAGCATATAGCTCACAAATTGATGGAAAATAAGAAGCTGGTTTTATTCCCTTTGTTCAAATAATCATATCTCAATTACTCCATTATTTTTATTATAAATAATATTTTTATCATTATATATTACGCATTTATCAAATAAGAATGATATAAATAATACTGTTGATTTATTGAATCTGTCATTAGCAATTCCTGACATTATTTCGGCGCTCTTAGTGATACCGAAAACTTTATTGAATTCTTTTGTAGATATAAACTTTATTATTTTATCTCTCACATCATCGCGATATGTATCATATGTCAGCGATTCTTCCAAAATTATTTTCATAGGACTATTTTTATCCTTATTCCCCCCACCCCCCTTTCCATTTGCTCTTTTTTGCGGTTCCTTCTTCGGCGTCGCTTTATTTACAATTGGAAGTAGCTTAGGAACCGCGGCAGTAGCAGCCGGAGCAGCCGTAGAAGCCGTAGCATCAGCTACTCTTGGGATATCTTGTATAGCTACGGGCGGTGTAGGAGAATTAGCAAGAATAGCAGGCAATCTATTTACAGGAACAGGAATTACATTTAGAACTTTGGGAATATTTGCGACAGGAACTGCTGCAGGAACTTGGATGGGTGCAAGGACTGGTGTTGTTTTTTTAGTAGAGGTCTCTTGTTTTTGGCAGATGCTTTGAGAGAATCTTTCGTATAGCTCGGGTTTATCATTCTTCCATATAATATCCCTGTCTTTTGATGCCGGAAGCTTATTCGTCAAAATATTAATCATTAGATAATATAGACATCTAATTTATATATCATTTTTTATGCGCCGATTTATTGTAATGTGCATTACGTGATTACATATTCCTCGTATTTCAATTCATTCTCCAAGATATTTACAGGGACAATATTTTGTTTCATAAACTTTTTTTTCAGTAAATAGAACTTCATACTTGAAGAGAACTTCTGTCTTATATTATTATCTACAGTATCTTGTTCTACTATTTTACTATTTATATCCTCTTCTTTAACACATATAGTTTCATTAAGTAAGCTTTTCATCAATTCGTATTTCGTTATTTCGTTCTGCGATTTAATACAAAATAATATATAATTATTGAGCTTCTCTAATGTATCTTCATTAAGCCAATTGAGATTTATAAAAACACCATTATTATTCTTAGTATAGTTCTCGCCAGTCGCTAATATTATTTTAAACAGCTCTATAATTTCAACATTCGTCAAATGACTGACGCTATTCTGTATATTTTTGCATAAATCTTTCTTATTCATAATATATACATAATATAAAAATCTATTTATATAATAAATCAAATATCTTCATAATTGTCGCCGTTGTCAAACTCTCCGCCATCTGAATAATCGTCTTCAGCATCATCGTCATCGTCTTCGTCCAATTCCTCATCTTCTTCGTCGTCTTCTTCCTCAATTTCATCGTCAAACTCTAAGCCGGCACCGCCAGTATGTTTGGAGGATTTACTTTTACTGAATTTATAATTACCTTCTTCGTCGTCTTCTTCTTCGTCTTCATCGTTGAATATTTCAATACCTTCACCTTCGTAGTTAGCTTCATCAACTTCCGACATATCCTCTTCGTCAATTGATAAATTGCCATCTTCTATTTCTTGAACCTGGGCGATATCGTCCTTATCCTTGATTATTTTTCCGACAATTGAAATCATCTTGTCATATAGCGTGAATTTTTTGCCACATACTTTAACATTAACAAAGTCCCCAATTTTAATGCTATCTATATTGACCTCTGATTGAATTCCCGAAGTAATCTTAGGAATGCAAACTTCCAATATAGCCATTTCTTCGTACATTCCGATAGCTCTTAGACCCAAATTATTTTTGGCTATTATTTCGCATTTAATAATAGAGTCCTGAGCCGGATTACATATCTCGGCAATACAGCTCAAATCATAAGCGATATTCCCGTTTAAATGCGATTCTTTAAAATATCCGGCCGATCTCTTAATAACCTTGATACTATCCTTTTTAATATAACCGTGCTTACTACAGCAGTTTTCAAGCGTATGTCTAACCTTATCATAGATTATTGAGTCAAAGCTTGCGGTAATTTCCGAAGGAACGAGGATAATAGTAGTATTGAACTTGATTGGCATAAATATTTTATTAGAAGGCATTTATAAATATGTTATTAATCTATAAGAATATATCATTTTTTTATTTATATATTAAAAATTGATATATAAAATCTATAATATCTATATTTATTAGAGAATATACATAATGGAAATATT